TATGGCTAGACAGGGCTGGCTTAAAAAAGCCATCGGCGAAATATCAAAACTCAGGCAAAATATTTTTGGTCAGTTCGGCACCATCCTTACCGGCCGCTGGAATGTGCCCTATGTACTGAACAGCAGCCGGGTTGATTATAAGCTTGCCCGGCAGCTTTATCACAACACCCATGATGACTACAAGCTGGGTGCAGGTTTCACCAAACCAATTATCAACACCCTGGCCGGCTTTATGGGAGTGCCCCGCTTTCACTGCGAAGATGAGTGCGGGACGGGGACTGCTTCGTAATGCTGGCCAACCTGAAAAACGACGATCCTCTTTACCCTGATGAAAAAAACAGGATTGACTTTATCATTATTCCACCGGAGCAGGTGGCGGATATTGAAGTGGACCCGATTACAAGGAGACCGGTGGCCTATACTATCCAGGCCAGGGCGAAATGGGATAGCAGCCGCAGAGAATATCAAGTAACACAAAAAATAATGGCAGATAGAATCGCCATTACAGTGGAAGGTGATGCTCCGGAAGGAATAGTTGGCGAAATAAGACCTAATCCCTGGGGATTCATTCCCATTGTTCATTTTAAAAACGAACCAGAGGAAACCGAGCTGTACGGCACCAGCGAATTAGAGCCAATAGAACCGTATATGAAGGCGTACCATGATGTAATGCTCCATGCCATGCAGGGCAGCAAGATGCACTCTACGCCCAGGTTGAAGCTGAAGCTGAGAGATGTGGAGGCTTTTCTTAAAAACAATTTCCCCGAGGCACTTAAAGCGGTCCAGCGGGGGGAAGAAGCCAAGATAGATCTAAAGGGTCATGAGCTGCTTATTTTCACCGATGAGGAAGATGCAGAATTCATCGAAGCTCGCTCTACAATTGGCGACGCGGGAGCCTTGCTTAAGCTGTTGTTCTACTGCATAGTGGACGTGTCCGAGGTCCCGGAATTCGCCTTCGGGGTTCATACCCCCTCCAGTCATGCCAGTGTAAAAGAGCAAATGCCGCTCCTTATTCGCTCCTTGGCCGGATGCTATTGGTCATGCATAGTAAGATGACGGGCAAGAAGTTTGACAGCTACGAAGTGGGGATAACTTGGGATGCTGTCATTGAAAGAGACGAGAAGGAATATGCTGATACCATCAAGACCCTGGTGGATGCACTTAATACAGCTCTCCAGGGGGGCTTTATAAGTATAGATGCAGCGGTGGACCTGCTGCAGCAGTATATTGATACTATGCATGAATACGTTACTGATGACCCCGAGCTGCCGGGTGAAAGAGAACGCATTATTAGGTCCTGGATTATGCGACGTAGGCTAGAGGATGGAGAAGGGTTAGAAAAACAGAAGCAGGCCATTGAGAAGGAGCTGGGGCAGGTGTAGTGAATGAGCCGTGAAATAGATGAAATTAAAGATGCCGCTGGAGCCTACCACCGCTGGGCATTGGAGGCCAGGAAGAAATATATTGACTTGCGTTTGCGCCAGGACCCCGAAATCCGGGGTCTTTATATTCGGTCGGCTGATAGGGTAGCCAGGGAGCTGCGAAGGTTGGCATTAAAGACACCTTCCAGCTACCTACGTAAGAGACAGTTGGAGGAATTGGAGGCGGCTCTACGGGCGGAAGCAGAGAGACTGGCTGGCAATCTGGAAAAGGCATTAGAAAACTATATTGATCAGGCTGTTGATGCCGGTGGTGGTTACAGCCTGGCTATTACTCTGGACCTTTTTAAAAAAGCCGGCCTGGATGCTGCAGCCCTGCGGACCATGTTCGCCACGGTGAACCGTCAGGCTGTGGAGGCCTGTTGGGCTAGAACAAAAAAGGGCCTGTTTCTCTCTGACCGTATTTGGGAGAAGTCTGAGAAGTTCCGGACTGCTATGCGGGACCTAATCCAGGAATCGGTTGCCATCGGCCAGGATGCAGTTAAAACTGCCCGGATGCTGCAGCAGTATGTAAAGTACGGAGCTCAGACTTTGGCCAGGGATTATCCTAATATGATGGAGCGAATGAAGGGAAGAATTCCTGGGGATATATGCTACGAGGCCCTGCGCCTGGCCAGAACGGAGATGACCGCTGCTTTTGGTGAAGGAACTATAGCGGCAGCTAGGGTTAGCCCGAGCTATAAAGGGATGAAGTGGATTCTCTCGAAAGCTCATCCCTTACGGGACGTTTGTTGCGTTCCTGGAACTCTGGTAGAAACACAATTTGGTCCCAAGCCAATAGAACAAGTTTTGCCAGGCGAGTATATTCTTACTCACCGCAGGCGATTTCAGAAAGTAACACGGATATATCAAAGGACTATTCAGAACCTTGAACTTGTTCGGCTACAGTTCCAAGGGAAGAAAGATCACATTCTGGAGTTAACCGTGACACCAAACCATCCTGTTTTAACTGATCGAGGATGGATTGCGGCAGGTGATCTGCAAATGGGATGTTTTGGGGTTGCCTTGACTTTAGAGCAGCACGAGCCTTTTTGTCAGCCTCGTAATGATGTTCTTTGCAAAGCATTACAAGGTTCTGCCGGAAATGGGCGAGTAGAGCATTCACAAAGAAGCGACGAGCAACTATATGATGCACAACCGCCTTATCTGTTCCACAAATATGGCAGGTACTACCAAGGTGTTCCTGACACCACCGGCTTGTCCAAGTATGCATACGATATCTACCGTTGTTTTTATTACCACCTTTCCAGGCTGGGTTGTTTTCGCCTAAGCGTGATATGGAAAGCTTTAGGCGGACTTCCGCGGAATGCGAAAACATATTTGGATGCTTTTTGCCGTAATTTGGGTTATTTCGCCCTGTTTTGGGTCGGCATTCTCTGGAGCAATATTTTTGTTTTGAGTAAGCAACAAACTGTTTACCGCAATTTTGACACATCTGAGGCTGCGAAGCGTGCTGCTTTAAGTAACATTCATTCGAGCAATATTTTCGGCCAGGTTGACTGGTTATTGCATAAAATTCTTTTCCACAAACCGCACAGTTTATTAGCTTACGATTGGGAGCAACCCTATATTGGGCAGCGCAGAAATGGTTGCAAAAACGACGCCTTGCAAAATGACTTGGGTGGCCATGTTCACTCGGTGTCGGAACAAGTGGTTTACCACACCATTCGCAGGTTTTCATATAAAATCAAACCTCCTACAGGTAGTTTGTCATATATCAATTATAACATGGACGCTACAGAAACTCCAGTTAAACTTATTGCAAAGCAGTTTATTAGAGCATCCAAAAGCGAGATTATATATAACCTTGCAGTAGAGGGTGATAATTCCTATACTGCAAACGGTATTGCTGTGCATAACTGTGATGATCTGGCCGAGCACGACGAAGGTCTCGGGAAGGGCGTTTATTCTCCAGGGAACGAACCGCCATACCCAGCGCATCCTTCGTGTTTGTGTGTATTAGTTAGCCAGCATGAGCAACCGGAAGAATTTGTCGAGAGATTAAAAAAATGGCGGGATAATCCAGGTAGTGAATCTGAGCTCGAAAAGTGGTATAATAAGATATACAGGAATCAAGCTATAAAATCTCCATTTAAGCAAATACTGAGGGCTAAAGAGTTTGAAATTGCTGGCCGCGCAACAGAGAAAGCTATTCTCATTGATGAAGATGGAAGCATTTTGCTAGAGCTTGTTTTATTTGCTGATAAGGTTCTAACGCATAATCATCCTAGCGGGGGTTCGTTTTCTCCCGAAGATATTCAAGTAGCAGCGACCTGGAATCTAAAGGGAGTTCGAGCTTGTGGCCGCCTGTATCGTTATTATATGAACAAACCTGCAAATGGATGGACACGTGAATTTTGGGAGAAAGCCATTAAACCAGCTATGGAGAAACATTATGAGGATGTTTACAAAGAATTTTTAAAAGCAATTCAAGAGGGCAGAATGACTGTTGACCAGGCCAACCTTGAACATTGGCACGAAGTGTGGCGTCGAGTTTCTGATGAACTAGGTCTGGACTATGGAAGGGAGAGTTGGTAAATTGAGGGTTACAATAGATAAGGAGCATAACATTCCTGTTTATAGTCCTGTTTGTAGTTTTTGTAAGCATTTAGTAATTAGTCCAAAAGCCAGGGTTTGTAGGGCATTCCCCGACGGCATACCTTTAGAGATTTGGCTTGGACTTAATCAGCATACAAAGCCCTTCCAGGGCGATCATGGGATTATGTTTGAAGAGGCGGTGAGTGAATGACCTACGGCATAGGCATCGGTTTCCCAGCAGAGCCAACAAGGAAGGATATTAAAAAGCTGAAGCGGGATCTAGCTTATGACAAGTTCGGGGTGGTGGATGGTGGAAAAACAAAGCCAAAACCAGCACAACCAGGTGCGGGCGGAGATAAAGCAAAACCCAACGGCAAAAAGGATTGAAGTGCATCCAGTACACCAGAAACTGATCGTCCGGGACATGAAGACCGGGCGATTTGTTCATAAGGGGTGATTCTTTTGGGTGAAAAATTCTGCAGAATTGACGGGGCAGAGTTAACAAAAGTCATGATTAACTGCCCTAATTGCGGTATTGGGCTGGAAATTGATTTGACAAAACCCATGGGAAAGCAGTTGTGTGAAGGGGTTTGCACCTGCGGGGCGTCAATTAAAGAAGTCAAAGAGCTTGTGACAGCATACAAAACAGCACTGGATATTATTAATTTCAAGCAATACAGGGTAGGGTTCAACATTAAATGCGAATAGGGTAAGCAACCAGAGCGCTGAGGCGAAAGCCGGGGCGCTTTTCTTATGCCCGTGAAAGGAGATGAGAGCGTGCCGGAAAAGTTTACGATAACTGATATGGTGAGCACTGCGGATTGGGGAGGTGTAAATAAATCTCGTATTTGGAGGCTGCTTAAACAGGGCCTGGAGGAAGAGGCAGAAGGAATAGCAGCAGCGGTGCGAGAGGTCTATGCCGTAGTTAAGGCGCCGGTGAACAAAGAGCTGACCCAGGCTGATTGTTATGGTTCCCATCACGAGGTTCGAGACGATGGCAGGATAGTCTTAAACCGGGCCGGGCTAATTGCCGCTGCAGCAGCTCTGGCAGGGGCCAGGAGTGAACCGAATCTTACCCCGCAGCAGAAGCGCCAGGCGGCCAGACATTTACTCAGGCACTACCGCGAGCTGGAAATGGAGCCGCCGGAGTCGCTCAAGGAAGCTGTCGGTGAAATCTATGCCGTGCAGGCTGTTATCTCCGGCGAAATGCGTGTGGAGGATGTGCCGGTTGCTTCATGGGCAGACCTGCAGGCGCTTAAGGCTAGCGATTCAGAGCCGATGGAGGTAGTGGTAGAAATTCCTGCCGGTAAATCTAAACGAGGTTGGAACTATCGGCCTGAAGCCCTACAGAAGATAGTCGGCGAAGTTATGAGCCAGGGTTTGCCAGGGTTCTTGGGCCACCAGAAGCCGGAGGATGTAGATGGCCAATTCCCGACACCGGTAACCCACTGGGTAGGTGCCTTGTGGAAGGATGGTAAGGCGTACTTCCGGGGCGTCATAGATAAGGCGGCTTCGGACCTCAAGCGGTGGATTAAGGCCAATGTGGTCCGCACGGTGAGTATCTTCGGAGTGCCTAAACTGCAACAGGTGGCCGGGGAAACGCAAGTGGTAGACTATAAACCATTGAGCATTGATTGGACGCCGCTGGGCCGTGCAGGGATGCCGACAGCGGTGGTGGCGGTAGGCGAGATGGATATTATTACAGGAGGTGGACAAAAACAGATGAACTGGAAAGAACTTGTCGCGAAACTAAAGGAAATGCTGGCCAGCAAGGAAGTAACATTAGGCCAGGTAGTAGGAGAAATGGGCTGGAAGGCGCAGGATGTAGCTGGCGAGATCGACGCCGAATGGTTGAAGGAAGTTACAGGAGCAGTGGAAATCCTGGGCAAAGTGAAAGAAACTTTGGGCGTCACTGGCGAAATGGATGTAGTGGCGGTAGCTACAGAAGCCAAGAAAGCACTTGATGAAAAGGCGAAAGCCGAGCATGAAAAACTCATTGGCGAAGTACTGAAGGAAAAAGTTACCGGAGAGATGGCCCAGGCGTTGGTCAAGAGAATGCTTCAGGTTCCTGAAAATGCTACCAAGGAGCAGATTGCTGGCGAGATTGACAAACTGTTGGGAGACGAAACAATCAAAGCTGCTATTGGCAAGTTCTACGTAGATAAGCCGCCTATAATCGGCGATGGTAAAGAAACTACAACCCTGCGCGTGAAGCGGCAGGCAATTTAAACGGAGGTGGGATAAATGGCTTACACTGGACAACCTGTACCCAGTACTGTAACCAATATTGGGTACGGCAAAATCAGCGACGGTAAGAGTGTAAAGGTAACGGTGCCGGAGAGCACCACAATTGAAGCAGGTAAGTTTTACCTGTTGGACGGTTTTCTTGGCTGTGCTGTGCAGGATGCGGAAACTGGAGCAGGAGAAACAGCAGAGATAACACTGAACATAGAGCCTGCAGAATATGAAACCGACCAAATTGATACGGCCGATGCCTTTGCTAAAGGTGACAAGGTATATTGGGATAACACAAACAATCGTTTTACTACTGTAGCAACTGATGGCATCTTTGCGGGCGTGGTAACTGTAGCGAAGGATGCCAATAATGTGATTTGGTTTGTGTTTGCGCCGCAGCAACCGGCAGTAACTCAAGCTGCTACCCAGGCAGACAGCACAGCATCTGACGTAGCAGGTATTGTTGCCGATTTTAATGCTCTGCTGGCAAAACTTAAGGCTGCTGGATTAATGGCAAGTAGTTAAACGGAGGTGGGATAACAAATGAAAATCTATAGCCAAGACGTGCTGAAAGAAGCACGCAGACAGGGCACCTACACCGAGAAGGTGCCTTTTGTTTTGGATGGAAAACTGTTTGAAGTAGAAAAGAAAATTGTTAACGGTGAGATGGAGACCTTTGAGCTTTCCCAACCTGTCGGCGAGATGCTGACTTCCGGTTCCGTGGAGCAGTTTAAGGACCTTCTCCGCAAAGTAGTTTTGGACGTTGAATTAGGCCGGGAGCAGGTGCAGTTGCTTTATAAGCCTATTTACGATACTATCCAGGACGCTAACCTGCCCAGAGTACTTGATGCTAAGTGGGCGCTTACCGGAACTGTTGTTTTCACTGAACATATCGAAGGCGAAGAGGTTAAGTTTGGCCGCTTGCAGGCTGAACAGGGGCCGATTGCGCGCATCCTGACCTATGCTGCCGGATTTGAGTACACCAAAGAGATGAAGGACTTCAACGAGGCCTTTTCTGTGGAAATCCTGAACCGGGGTATTGGTGAAGCTTACAACGCGCTGTTGAACCATATCCACCTAACTCCGATTATAAGCTTCTCTTATCAGTCTGCGAACAAGACGGCTTATCAGGGAGAAACGACTGACCCGACCTGGCTGAGAGTGTATAAAACTATCAACAAAGCCATTGCTGATGCTGCCAAGGCAAAGCGGCCCGGAACGGTGCTTTTAGCTTCCACGGCCAACCAAGCAGATATAGAGATGGCCCTAAAAGGTGGACACCAGTTAGAAGGCACAAGATATCCGGCTATTAGCGGCATTCAGTCTGTTATTTATTATGACGGTTGGGATATTACCGTTGGGAAGAAGAGCTACAGCTACAGCGGTGTTACGACTAACAAAGCATACTTAATTCGTCCCAAGCGGGGCTTTAAGGAACTGCTAAAACAAGACCTGCGTGTTGAGGCCACTGCCGGTGATCTGTCCCGTCTGGTTGAGAGTCAGATCGTGGGTTACGCCTACCGTGGTGTGTACGCTGCAGTTGAAGAGAACGTCCAGGAAATTTCACTGAGCTAGGCGGTGGTTTAAATGACCCCGACTACTGAACTCAGAGAAGAACTACGGGAGTTGCTTGATGAGGTCGTCCCAGAAGGGGGAACGGAGAGCGACACTCGCTTTACCGATGCACAGCTGGATAAGCTGTTGACTGTGGCTAATAACATCTACTCAGTTGCTGCCGAGGGCTGGGTCAGAAAAGCGGCGATGCTCCAGCGGGAACTCGGTCAGATTGAACAGTACAGTGTTGGAGACGAAAGCTATAAAGTTGTAAATCCTGAAGATGGCTGAGACTTACAGCCGCATGGCAGCCAGCAGTGTGGGCAGCCTGGTGATGAGGCTGACGCCGCCGGAGGTGCTGTGAGATGGATCTGGTTAGCCTCCGGCGGCAAAATATTCTGTGGGCTATACAGCAGAACCCGACCGAGATAACTATCCAGCGCACCGAGAAGGTGGACATGGGCGGTTATTTTGATGAGCAAACCAGCACGCTGAATCCCTTTACAGTGCGGATATTCCAGAGGGGGAGCAGGATCCCGCAGGAAGTATCAACCCTGGCCGGCACTAAGCAGGTTGACAAGGGCTGGGGCATGCTGGCCGATTATCAAACCGACATCAAAGCCGGGCCAAACGTACTAGATGAGTTCGATGTGCCCGATCTGGGGCATTTTCAGGTAGTGGCCGTGTACCCGCAGGTGGTGCAGGGGGAAATTGTGGGCTACCAAGCCGATTTAGAAAAGGTGAGCTAGATGGCTTTAGGGGATCGAACAAGGGAACACCTCGAACAGAAGAAAGCAGAGCTTTACGCGCTGCTTGATGACTGGGGCGGAAAACTTCAAGAATATGCGAGAACTCATGCGTCCTGGCAGGATAAGACGAGCCATGCCAGGCAGGGCTTGCACGGCGGCGTGGATGTTCGAATTCCAAAGGAACAATTTGTATTGTATCTTTCTCATGGCATGGAATACGGCATATTTTTAGAGATGGGGACACCACCGCATGAGATCCGGCCTAAGGCGAAAAAGGCGTTGTATTGGCGTGGGGCAAAGCATCCGGTTAAGAAAGTGCAACATCCTGGAACGAAATCTTATGCTATTGTCGCCCCGACTGTAGATGTGCACCTGTCCCGCATTCGGAAAACTGTAATTGACTATTGGAGTGATTAGCTGTGAGGCAGACAATACGGCAGTTACTAATAGATAATGTTTCGCAAGTAGAGGGCCGAATATACGAACCTCATGCTGCTGGAGCCAACACCCAAAAGCCGTATTTGGTGCTCAAAGAAGGTGTTCAGGATCCGGAAGCTGACTGGGCGGCATTCTCAACGATTGTAGAAGTCTGGCCCTACGTTAAGCGGACCACTTTCCAGCAAGTGGACGCCATAGCTAATGCTGTAATTAATACCCTGCACCGGGCGAGGTTCAGCGAAGCAGGAGAACAATACCTTGCGAATTATATCGGTACTGCTGGCCCTGATTTCGTCGATGAAGAGTGGGACGCTATCACCCGGGGCTTGCGCTTCAGGGTTTTTGCCTTGGGTTGGCTTAACGGCCTTACCTATGACCCGGACCCTGTATCTGCATTGCGCAACTGGACAGCGGCTACCTTTCCGGAAGTGCATACGGACCCGGCCACGTGGTCCCCTGCCGATACTGCGCCGGGAGTATACTGGCGATTAGTGCGAATTACACCGGTTCAGATTACAGCAGCAGTAAACTGGCTGGAAGCACAAATAAACGGGCATATTTTAGCCCCAAGCGCGGCGGTGAGGCTTACCTGGGTAAGGAAAGTAACCGAGGGCTTGAGAAAACAGCGCAGGCTTACAATGAGTGACGGGGGTCCATTGGAACTGCTAAAGGTTACTGCTGACAGCGAAGCCGACCCGATGAGACGGGGGCAGGTGCAGGTAACGGCAAGGTTTGGGGTGCTGCAACCTGCTGCTCAGGCTGAGATTTTGGGTAGGGCTATTGTTGGCGGTGCGATTAGCGGGGAGGTTGTATAAATGGCAAAGTTTAGGAAGAAGCCTGTTGTAATAGATGCTATCAGAATAACCAGGCCAATGACGGTAGAAACACTTGAAGGAGTAATGAGAGGGGAACCAGGAGACTGGTTCATTACTGGTGTTAAGGGAGAACAGTATTTTTGTAAAGACGAGATATTCAGGAAGACTTACGAGGCGGTAGATGAAAAAGGCGAGGCTTTGGTGGTGGAGGTGGATTAATTGAGTGCAAAGCGTAAGGTAGCTGATTTCATTGAAAAAATAAAAGAACAGGAACCACATTACAACCGCGAGGAACTAATTGCTGCGGCTTCTTCTTTTGGCGTAAAGCCGGAGGTGGTGGCCGGGGCCTTGCGGTTGGCCGGCAAGAGCAGTATGACGCGAACGGAAGCTGAAGAGGCTATTAGAAAGTTTCTAAGAAGGAAGGTGTAAATAAATGGCAGGTTCAACTTTTCAGGTAGGCGAACAAAAAATACGTCCGGGTATATATGTTCGAGTAACCTCCGAAGGCGGTCCGCCGGAAGCAGTAGTTCCACAGGGTGTAGTGGCAACGCTTCTGCAGGCAAGCTGGGGACCTCTAAATGAAGTCGTTACTTTGGAGAACGCAAACTCGATTATCTCAGTTTACGGCAGCAGCGGCACATTGGATACTGTTGAAGAAGCTTTCAAAGGCGGCTGCCGGCGGGTGCTGGCGTATCGGCTGGGAAGCGGAGGCGCAAAGGCAAGCATTATCCTCAAGGATACTGATGCCACTCCCGCCGATGTGGTAACCATAACTGCAAAGTATGAAGGTACCAGGGGCAATGATTTTAAGGTGACGGTACGCGATTCTCTTGTTAATCCCACGACTGAGCGGGAGCTATTGATTTATGAAGGCATTACCCTGCGGCAGACGATAACCTTTGCTAAAGGGAGCACCGAACCGCAGGACCTGGTGGACGCGGTAACAGCTTCCGATAGTCCCTGGATCACGGCCAGTAAAATTGCTGACGGTAACGGCATTCTGGCGGACGTTACACGGCAGGCCCTGACTGGAGGGACTGACCCAACTGTGGCCGGTGAAGATTACAGCAACGGACTTTCAGCGATTGAGGCTTTAGACTGGAACGTTTTAGCAGTGGACAGTGAAGACGCAGCAACTCACGCCACAGTGCAGACATATATTGACAGGGTGAGAAGCGAAGGCAAGCGGGTACTGGCCGTAATAGGCGAACCAACCAGCGTAGCGTTAGCCACTCGTCTGACCAATGCAGCAGCGTTCAATGACTATGCAATTATCTACGTGGCAAATGGTTTCAAATATGCTGATGGCACGATCAGGCAAGGTTATCAGGCTGCTGCTAGAGTTGCCGGTATGGTGGCGGCGGCGGAGATTACCGACAGCCTTACCCATGCGGTTGTCCGTAATGCCACGGAACTGGTTGGCGCACTCACTAATGCTGAAATAGAGCAGGCGATCCAGTCCGGTGCATTGGTATTCACAATGTCAGCGCAGAAACAAGTGCATATTGAATACGGTATCAACACTTTTGTAACGCCTGACGCTGACCATGACGCTGGCTGGAAGAAAATTCGTAGAGTAAAAACCAGGGACAACCTGATTGACCGCATAACGGCCATCTGGGATCCATTGATTGGCAAAGTGAATAATAGCCCGGATGGACGGGCAACTTTGATAGCAACGGCGCAGGGTATTATTAACCAGATGGTTGCGGAAGGCGCATTGTTGGTTGGGACGATTTATGAAGACCCAAATAACCCGCCGGCCGGGGATAGCGCCTGGTTTGTGGTGCAGGTTGACGACCTTGACAGTGCCGAACACGTTTACATCACTTTTGGGTTTTCTTTCAGCCCGACTTTAGCGGTTTAATGGAGGTGAGTTAAATGGGTGATGGACGTTATATTTTTCGTTCCTGTGTGCCTGATGGGGCAATAGATATTGCTAATATAACCTCGGGAGACATTGTTAATCGAGCGTGGTCCTTCCGGGTGAACGAACCGCCGGACCTGCAGGAATTGCTTGATAGCGGGACTTTCGACCCCCGGCACATTCTGCGGGGCTATGACGGTGAGTTATACGACGGTGACGGTAACTTTTTGGCTGAGGTAAACACCTGGCAGGCACAGGTGAATTTTACAAATACCGATTACCAGGCAGCGGGAAATAAAATCACCTGGGCTATTCCGCAGAGCTATACTGTCACTTTAACTTTCACCGAGACGGTGATTAAAGATGCCCGTATACTTCAGAAGGTGATTGCAGGGCTTAAAAAAGGCGAACCTGACGTAGTACTTAATTTCATGGGCGTCTTGCGGGCGCATAGCTAAGGAGGTAGAACATGTCTGAGGATAAGGAAAAATATTTAGCTGTTGAAGAAACGGCATTGAAGGACATCGGCGGCGTTTTGGAAGCGATGGAGACCATCACGCAGTATGAAGTTTTTGAAGTTGTGCGGGACGGCAAGAAGTTGTTCTCTTTTAGAGTGCGTGGGTTGGATGACGAAGAGATAGAAAGATGCAGGGATCAAGCTACTAAATCAGTAAAGGACCGTAGGCTTGGCAACCTAGCCGTGCCGAAGGAGTTTAATTCCGCAAAGTTTAACTCTCTGATGGTATATAAGGCCACCCACCCGGAGGACAAAAAAGTACTCTGGGATAACAAAGACCTGTGGAAGAAAGCTAACGTAGTTGCTGGCTGGCAGTTAGTGGATAAGGTGCTAAAACGTGGCGAAAAAGAAGCTGTAATTGAGTTAATTGAAAAACTTAGCGGTTACGATGAGGAAGGAGAAACTACCGAAGAAACGCTAAAAAACTCATAAAAGCGGGAGGCCGAGCCGCTCTGTTGCATCATATGTTTCAGCGGCTCGGCATTACTCCTGACGAGTTTTATGTCAGACCCTACAAAGTGAGGGCTTTTATGCTGGCATCTATGATGGTGCAGTTGGAGACTGAAGAAGAGGAACGCAAGGAACTAGAAAGAAGGGCGAGGGATGGCGGAAAGTGAAATATATCGTGTAGAGATACCTATAATTGTCGATGACCAATCAGAAGCACCTCTTGAGCAGGCCAGGGAACGGGTGAATCGCTTTGAGAGGGAAGCCAGAAAACGGAATGAGATGATTCGGAAGCATTTTCAATCCCTCGCCAAGCTCAAGATTGAGCCGATGATGCGGGTTAAGGACCAGCTCACGGCAAGCGTGCTCAAGGCCGACCGTTTGGTAAAGCGCTTGGGCATGGAACAGGCTTCACCCATCCTGGCGG